CCTGAATGAAAAGCTGGGAGATTTGGCCACCACCGAGGAAGTGACAGCGGAAGGAGCAACCATCAAAGTAGAGGCGGGTGATTGCCTGTGGTCTATTGGAAACGCGCTCGGCGTGGACTGGCAGACGATAGCCGAGGAAAACGGCATTGAAAGCCCGTATATTATCCATGCCGGGGATGAGCTGAAAATTTCCATGGACACCCTGACTGCAGAGGTGGACGCAGATGCAGCTAATGATGCGATTGAGCAGGCAATGGCAGCACTGACCGCCGAAGGGGCTGAGTTTACCGTGGCGGCCGATGGCGTAAAGGTTGACCTCACAAATGTGCAGGTGGATTCGGAAACAGCAATGGCGCAGATAGAGGCAGCACTCGGAATTGAGAGCGGAGCGCTTGGAAGCTCCGGCATTGCTGTGGAAACCGGCGCGTCCGTAACCATTCCCAGCGACCTTGTAACAGTGGACACCAGCGGCATTGAAACAGCTGTGGAGCAGGATCAGGCAACCGGAAGCACCACCATGAGCACAGATGTGACTGTTGAGGCGTCCAGCGTGGATGCGACCAGTGCAAAGGAGGCGGCAGACACCGCCACTGATGCAGCATTCAGCGAAACGTATGACACCACAGGATCCGCAGATGTGACCATTGAGCAGACGAACAATGCAGACAGCGTATATGACGCGGTCGGCAGTGATTTGACCAGTAAATTTAGCAGCCCGTACTCGCTGAACGCCAGCGCTGTTGTAACAATAGCATGGAGTATTGCGAACCCGTCCAAAAGCATCAGCTTTTCCGGTAGTGGAAGTGGAAGCGTTGCAAGTGTAAATGCAGCGTTTAACGCTTCTGGTGGAGCAGTTGGCCAGAACGGCGCAGAACTCTCCTGGGTAGGTGAGGAAGGACTGGAATACATTATCCCGACTGTTCCAGGACGTAGAGGCCGCGGCATTGCCCTGTGGGAGCAGGCGGGCCAGGCGCTGGGTGTACTGGACAGTGACGGACAGATCAGCGCACATGCAGGCGGCGGTATTGTAGGACCGAGCGGAGAGGTACAGGCAGATGATTCTATTATCCCGCTTGTGCCGGATGACGCGAAGGAAGAACAGCAGAGCATTTGGAGCGTAACCGGCCAGCAGCTGGGCGCAGGAACCAGTGAGGACAGCTCGGACGGAAACAAAGGCACATATTCTGTGAACGCACAGAGCGGGCAGCAGAATAGCGGCAACAACATTGAAATCAAGGTCGACATGAGCCCGGTGATTAAGATCGAGGGTGACGGTATGGACGAACAAAAGATTTTTGAAATTATGCTAAGCAGGTGCCGGGAGATGGCGGACGAGCTGAGTGACGAAATTGCAGAGCGCATGGGCAAGATTTTTGACAACATGCCGCTCGTACAGGAGGCATAGGGATGGATATTTATTTGACACCGTCCGGGGGCGATAAATTACAGTTTCCTATGCTCCCGGAAAAGATACAGCTGGGCGCAGATGCCAAGTACATGACGTACAGCATTATTTCCCTGGGGGACGTAAAAATCCCCCGCGGGAAAGCCACAAAGGAAATATCGTGGTCCGGTATATTCCCAGGGGCGGCCAGGAAGGGGAACAGCCTGATCCGGAAGTTTACAAAGCCGGACACGCTTATAAAACAGCTTGAAAAGTATAGGGATAATGGAACCAAGTGCACGCTGCTGTGCACAGATACCTGCATCAACTATACCGTATACGTTTCCAGCTTTAAGGGAAAGTACAGCGGAGGATCCGGTGATTTTTACTATGATATTAAATTTATTGTAGTACAGGAAATTAAGATATACACCACCGATGAGCTGAAAATAAAAACGCCTGTTTCCAGGACCCCGTCCAAAAAGACGAACTCGAACACGCAGAAAAAGACCAAAACCTATACCGTGAAATCGGGTGACAGCCTGTGGAGGATTGCACAGAACCTGCTGGGAAGCGGGTCGAGGTATACGGAAATTTACAACCTGAACAAAGATAAGATTAAGAACCCCAATCTCATCTACCCAGGGCAGGTGTTTACAATACCGAGCTAAGGGGGTGCAGTAATGATTGATGTTAGCAAGGTATCCTATGAAGTGATTGTGATCACTGAAAAATCCGTGCAGCTGAATATTACCCAGGCGGTGGAGCAGCTTGGATGGGAGGAAGGAGAGGACGAACTGGCAATGAAAATTTCTTTTGAGATGTACAACGCCAGCTATAACGGATCCAAACTTTCCTCCCTGATAAAAATAGGCTGCATTGCAGCAGTAAAAGCCTCCTGGGGCAGCGGCAAGGGCATTGTGGCAATGGGCAGTGTAGTGGAGTGCGAACGAACAGACACAAAGAGTGATGCCATATACAACGTAGTGGCCTATGACAATTTGTACAGTATGCAGAAATCCCAGGACAACATTTATTTCGCAAAGGGCAAGGGCACCAAGAGCGCCCTGACTTCCATTTTTAGCTCCTGGGGCATTACGCTGAGCAGCTACACCGGGCCGAATGTGAGCCATTCCAAGATTCTGTACAAAAATTCCTACCTTGGGGATATTGTGCGCGGCATTTTGGATGAGGCGAAGAAAAAAGGCGGCTGCAAGGCGATTGTGCGAAGCACGGAAAACAAAGTGTCCATTGTGGCGGTTGGAAGCAACAAAACTGTTTACCATTTTGAGGGTGACAACTCTGTCTCCTCCAAGCACAAAATGAGCATTACAAACCTGGTGACGCGGGTGAAAATTGTTTCCAGCGAAAAAAAGGAAGGTGCCCCGAAGGTAGAGGCAACAGTGGACGGAAAAACGAGCTATGGCATTTTCCAGCGAATTGTGAACCACGCCAGCTCTGACAGCCTGTCGGATGCCAAAAAGACGGCGCAGGAGATGATTGACGAAAACGGGAGCCCGGAAGAGACAAGCACGGTGCAGGCACCAGACGTGCCTCCTGTTCGCAAGGGTGATCTGGTGAGCCTGAAAGTCGGCGCCCTGAGCGGCTTTTTTGTTATTTTGAGCATACAGCATAACGCTGATGACGGAAAAATGACCATGCAGGTCAAAAAATGGAAAGACAGTGACGCCGGATCCAGCGGAAGCAATAGCAGCAAGAGTGAAACAACCTATACAGTAACCGCAAATAGCGGCCTGCACCTGAGAAAGACGGCAAACGGCACAATTATAACCACGATGCCAAAAGGCTCCAAGGTGACATCAGACGGCACCACAAGCGGAAGCTGGTACCACGTATGCTATAACGGCACATGGGGATATGCTTACAGCACATGGTTAAAGAAAGGATAGGTGAAATAAATGGCAGGAGCAAACGGGAACCCTGGGGTCAATAAGCTGTGCCGGACCATATCGAACAGGGCAGAAAAGGTGGCCGGAAAGGCGGAACGTGATCTCGTCCTGGATTTTGGCCAGATACAGAGTGATGGCAGCTTATTAACAAACACATTCCCGATACCTATCCCGCGCAGTGACTATCATGTGTGCCGGTTGGTTGGCGGGCTGAGCTACCAGATCAAAGGCGGCACGCACGGCGGGCACACGGGCGGAGACGGGAGCCACACGCACACAGCAGCGCCGCCGCAACTGAAATCCGGGGACCGCGTCCTCGTGGCGTGGGTGCAGAATGAGGCGGTGGTTATTGATGTAGTTATTTAAGGAGGCATGTATGGCAGAAAATCAGCTTTTCCCCGTGTTTGAATTGCCAGAAATACAGGACAGCCCGGAGTATGAAGAAAAGTACCGGCCATCTGTATATTTTGACTTTGAGAAAGGGGATTTCAGACGAGACGGCGCAAGCAGAATGGTTGCGAGTGACGGCCGAGAGGCTTACATACAGTGGTGCCTGAAAGTGGTGGAAACCGAGCGGGAAAGCTGCCTCGCATACAGCACGGACATAGGCACCGAATTTGAAGATATGAGAGAGCTCCCGGATCGTGAATCCAGGGAGAGCGAGATTGAGCGGACGATTACAGAGGCGCTGCTGGTACACCCGGCAACCGAGTACGTCCGCGATTTTGTTTTTAGCTATGCGGGAGATGAAACAGAGGTTGAATTTACTGTAAAAGGATTCCCGTGGGAGGAAATAACACTGAGCGCAACGCTAAGGAGGTGAGAATTTTGGCAGATGAATTTGTTTTACCTGATTTTTTGCAGAACGGTACAGACGTGGATTCGATCCACGCGCGTATGCTGGAACTGCTTCCGGATGATATAGACAAAACAGAGGGCGGCTTCCCGTGGGATTTTACACGGCCGACAGCGCTGATTGCGGCGGAGCTGCTGCAGTTTTATATTCCGGAAGTTATAAAGCTGATGTTCCCACAGTGGAGCTCCGGGCAGTACCTGGATTATTTGGCAGCAGTGGCACAGACAGCGCGAAAGGCAGCGACCTATGCAACGGCCGTGCTGGAAATAAAAGGGGATCCTGGCGTGACCATAGGGCAAGGTGAAGTATTTGCAACAGAGGCCGCAAACGGTGTTCCGTCCATCGAATTTGCAACGCTTGAAAGCGTGGAAATTGGTGAAACAGGAACGGTCCAGGTGACAGTGCAGGCGCTGAGCCCTGGAACGGACTCCAACGTGAACCCTGGCACCATTGTATTGATGAGCCAGCCAATAAACGGCATTACATCCGTGACGAATATTGATCCGGCAAGCGGCGGAACCGAAGAGGAAAGCGACGACGATCTCCGGGAACGTATAGAGGAAATTAACAAAGATTTGGATGTTTCCTATGTTGGCAATAATGCAGATTATAAACGATGGGCTGAGGAAGTGGCCGGAATTGGTACGGCGATTGTTATCCCGGAGTGGAACGGTCCGGAAACCGTGAAAATTGTATGCCTGGATGCAAATGGAGTGGCGGCAAATGATACACTGCTGGCCGCCGTGTATAACCATATAATGTCCCCGGACAGCCCTATTGACAGGCTCGCCCCGCCGAACACAATCCTGACCGTTGCAAAGCCGGAACTGGTGCAGATCACCTATTCCTTTACACCACAGC